TTCTGCTTCCAGCCGTGCGATAGCCGTTCTGACGGTACTCATCCCCGCGCCAATCTGACGGGCAATGGTTTCAATTGATGGCCAGCACACACCTTCGTCATTACTGAAATCAGCCAGGCGGGCCATAATTGCCACGCTGGATAATTTCATGCCTGACGCTGCGCAACCATCCCATACATAGCCGGTTAATTTAGTGCTCATGACCGACCTCTATTTCCCTGAATTTACGACGAAACTGTTCGAGCGGGCTGAAGCACTCATGCTCATAGCCTTCACGGAGGTAGATAACCCGTTGTGTTTCCGGCTCCCAACGAATGACTCTGACGGGCACTCCGTAGTGATCTTTGAACCAGCGGTTAACTTGTCGCAAAGGACTGTCTCCTTCTGCCGGTTGAAATCCCCCACAGCCCACTCTGCAAAGCTGTGGGTTACAATTTCCCTGTCACCTGGTACATTTACTGCATAGCAATACTCCACCTTCGCTTTTCCACCCGGTACAGGAAGCGCAATCAGTTGCGAGCGACGGTAGTGTGTTGTTAAACTGTTCATGCGTTAGTTTCTCCACAACCAGAAGCAATCGACGCCACGACGCCCGGAGCTGCACACTCGCGGGCGTCATTACTTTCTGAAACGCAAAAAATTTTGTAGACAAGTGCTGCATGCTCCTGCAGCTTCGAAATTGAGAGGTACAGCTCGTCGTTAATTGCTGTCTTCTCATGCGGTTCCACTACACCGTCTTCGATTGCCGAACGAATCTGTTTTGAATAACTGCCGATCTGTTCAATGACTTCCAGTAAACGCTGGTTAATATCGGCATTGTCCACATCCTCGACGTCAGGAAGAGACACAAAGACGCCATTTGCAGACTGCGCCACAGCGTCAGCAATGAAGTGAGTGCCACCAGCACGTTGTAAAATCATTGCCCATCCCAGCGGGAAAATCTGATCGCCATCGGCACGAAGGCGGTTAAATAATGCGTTCTCTGTTACATCCAGCCACTCAGCAGCTTCAGCGTAACCCCCCGGCAACGCTGCGATAGTTTTTCTGACAGCTTTCACGTACCACTCAGGCTGTTTTTCTACTTTCCAGTGATACTTACCCACGGTTAGCCTCATCGTTCTGTGGTTAAAAATTGAAGGTGTTCTGTTAATCTTTCGGATAGATATCCGGTCTTAAGTCAGATTTCGTAATTGCACCTGACGTGCATTGCTCAAGTTTTTTCGCCAGCACAAAACTGGCTTTTTTATAACCATTGAAAACCAGCCGTAAGTAGCCAGGTGTTGAGCCAACTTTTCCGGCCAACTCGCCCTGCTGTTCTTTGGTTAAAGAGTCCCAATACGCTTTCATACAACATGTACCTCCGGTATACATATTACATGATTGAAATGAACCTTCAAGATACTTGTACCTTATCGGTACAAAGGTTTTAATTTCGTTATGAAAACAATCCATGACATCCGGCGGTCTAACGCCAGAAAACTGAGAGATGGTGTTGGCGGAAATTCATCCTTTGCCACCATGATTGATCGCGAGCCAACCCAAACCAGCAGGTTTATGGGGGATGGCGCTACTAAAAATATCGGTGACAGCATGGCACGCCACATCGAAAAATGTTTCGACCTGCCTGTCGGATGGCTTGATCAAGAACACCAGACAACGAACATCACAAAAAAACCTGATGTTTCAATCACTAACAAACAAATAACGTTAGTCCCTGTCATATCATGGGTACAGGCCGGAGCATGGAAAGAAGTTGGCTATTCTGAGGTTGATTTGAGCACAGCAGAAACGTATCCCTGCCCTGTACCCTGTGGCGAAATGACTTATATCTTGCGGGTGATTGGTGATTCAATGATTGATGAGTACCGCCCTGGAGACATGATTTTTGTTGATCCCGAAGTCCCTGCCTGCCACGGTGACGACGTTATTGCATTGATGCACGATACAGGCGAAACCACCTTCAAGCGATTGATAGAAGATGGAACACAGCGTTATCTCAAAGCATTAAACCCAAACTGGCCTGAGCCTTACATTAAGATTAACGGTAATTGCTCTATAATTGGTACAGTGATTTTCTCGGGAAAACCAAGAAGATACACAATAAAGGCCTAATCAATATTTATGAACCTGCTTCGGCAGGTTTTTTTATACTTGACAATGTACCCATGAGATACATAATGTATCCAAAAGAAACATGAGGCAGGCAAGATTCAAACAAAATTTGGTTGTAACACGGCGTATGGCACATGCGTCGTTAGCGGTCTGGGGACGTTAAAGGGGACAATCCACTCCTTGCTAGGGCAAACAAACCAGGTAGCCGGAATGTGCAAGTCAATGATGATGCTGATAAGACGCCTAACCAGCGTGGCGATCCGGTTTGACGCCTGGGAAGAGACCAGGGTGCAACGATGAGGGCATTTATGGAGCCGCGACAAAGTGTGGTGCCGTAACTGGCTAAGTGCTCTCAGCGTTGTGGTCATCCGCGAAATGGCGCGGCGGTAAGTATGGCGGGGTTACTCTTTCCCCGTTGAGGACACCGGATTGTCAGGTTGACCATACGCCTGAGTGACAACCCCACCACAACAGCCACTGCTTTGGCGGTACCAGTTTGTACACTTGCTTCCGGCTGGTACCGCTCTTTTTACAAAACAGAGAAGAGCATCACCGGACGACGGGCTCATAACCCAATCCACCCGGGCGGCTGCCACCGCAGGTGCTCTTCTCTGTTTTGTGGAGAAACCAACCGACCTTGCAGGGTCGATATGATGAGGAGCAGCAAAATGGCTAGCGAACGCAGTACTGATGTGCAGGCATTTATCGGGGAGCTGGACGGCGGCGTATTTGAAACCAAAATCGGCGCTGTTCTCAGTGAAGTCGCTTCAGGTGTGATGAACACGAAAACCAAAGGGAAGGTCTCGCTCAACCTGGAAATCGAACCGTTTGATGAGAACCGTGTGAAAATAAAACACAAACTCTCATATGTTCGTCCGACTAACCGCGGGAAAATTTCCGAAGAAGACACCACCGAAACGCCGATGTATGTCAATCGCGGTGGTCGCCTGACTATTCTGCAGGAAGACCAGGGACAATTACTGACTCTTGCCGGTGAACCTGACGGAAAACTCCGCGCAGCAGGTCATTAATATCGTTCTTAATTAACTGATTATTTATCTCATCACTGAATATCCTTATATAGTGAGGACTTATTATGTCTCAGAACTTAGACGCAACCGCAATTAATCAAATCCATGCCCTTATTTCTGCTCAGGGTGTTAATGAAATTATTAGTAAGATTGGTGCCGATGCTGTGGCATTGCCTGAGAATTTCCGCATTCATGATCTGGAAAAATTTAATTTAAATCGCTTCCGTTTCCGTGGTGCGCTTTCCACTGCCAGCATCGATGACTTTACCCGTTATTCTAAAGATCTTGCAGATGAAGGCACCCGCTGCTTTATCGATGCCGATAATATGCGTGCCGTCAGTGTGCTTAACCTGGGTACTATTGATGAACCAGGTCACGCAGATAACACCGCCACTCTCAAACTGAAAAAGACAGCACCGTTCTCTGCTCTGTTGTCTGTTAATGGCGAGCGTAACTCCCAAAAGTCACTGGCAGAATGGATTGAAGACTGGGCCGACTACCTTGTGGGCTTTGATGCTAATGGTGACGCCATTCAGGCAACCAAAGCGGCTGCGGCGATCCGTAAAATCACAATTGAAGCGAACCAGACCGCTGATTTTGAAGACAATGACTTCAGCGGCAAACGCTCCCTGATGGAGTCTGTCGAAGCGAAGACCAAAGACATTATGCCAGTGGCATTTGAATTTAAATGCGTTCCGTTTGAAGGCCTGAAAGAACGTCCGTTTAAATTACGCCTCAGCATTATCACTGGCGATCGTCCTGTACTGGTTCTGCGCATTATTCAGCTGGAAGCGGTGCAGGAAGAAATGGCTAACGAATTTCGTGATCTGCTTGTTGAGAAATTTAAAGACAGCAAAGTAGAAACCTTTATTGGTACTTTCACCGCCTGATTTCATTACTGCAAATGCCCCTGCGGGGGCATTTATGGAAACATAATTTACTCAATAATCGCCGGATGGTGAGGGCTTCCTTTTACCAGAATTCAGCGCGGTGCAGCGCATATACGTGGAGAACAAAATGTCATTTATTAAAACTTTTTCCGGGAAGCATTTTTATTATGACAAGATAAATAAAGACGACATCGTTATTAACGATATCGCGGTTTCCCTTTCAAATATCTGTCGCTTTGCAGGACATCTTTCACACTTCTACAGCGTCGCCCAACATGCGGTGCTTTGCAGCCAGCTGGTACCGCAGGAATTTGCTTTTGAAGCGTTAATGCATGATGCAACAGAAGCATATTGCCAGGACATCCCCGCACCACTGAAACGCCTTCTTCCTGACTATAAACGGATGGAAGAAAAAATAGACGCCGTAATCCGTGAGAAATACGGGTTACCTCCTGTTATGAGCACGCCAGTGAAATATGCCGATCTCATTATGCTGGCAACCGAACGCCGCGATCTCGGGCTTGATGATGGTTCTTTCTGGCCTGTACTGGAAGGTATCCCGGCGACAGAGATGTTCAAAGTTATTCCACTGTCACCAGGCCATGCCTACGGGATGTTTATGGAACGTTTTAACGAGTTATCGGGGTTACGCAAATGCGCATGAATGTTTTCGAAATGGAAGGGTTTCTTCGCGGGAAATGTGTACCGCGAGATCTGAAAGTGAACGAAACAAACGCTGAGTACCTAGTGCGTAAATTTGCTGAAGCTGAGGCCAAGTGCGCGGCGCTGGCTGAACGTATCGAAGAGTTACAGACAAAACCTACGCCAGATTCGTTTGGCATCATCGGTGAAAATATTCGAACACAGGATAATCGAATAACGTCAGACCCTATGTTTTGTGTGTATCAAAAGCGCGAAATTGTTGTTGATGCTGATTATGACTATGACCGGATTGTCTGGGTTGATGAAGATGGCAATGAAGCCAATAAACTCCAAAGTCGTCGTCTCGAACTACTTCATGAAAACTTTCGGGAACCACCAGAAAAATGGCGGCGCGTTGCTGTGAAAGATATTGATGAATTCGTTACCTGCTGTTTCACCGAACAGGGTTGTAAAGACTACCTGGCAGCCAATGGTCACAATCTTCGCTTGCCATTTATATATGTAAAAAGCGGTTTCAGGAACGCTGAATATATCGGCATAAGAACCTGGCTTGCTGGCATTCGCATCAAAGGAGAGTGAGATGAACGGACAAATATCAATTGTTCGACCAGGAGCATGTGACGATAGCGAGATACGCATGATTATTCGTCTGGCGAGGGGGAAAACAATAACTGTTCTCATTACTCCAGAAAATCTCGCATTAGCATTAACAGGAAAGTCAGACCTGCCAGTAGAGCTAAAGCTGCGAAATGTTGAGATTAAGGTGAAATAGCTATGACCACTTTTACCAATAGCAAACTAACAGACGAATACGTTTCAAATGCAACGTTGATTCGGCTCATTCTGTGGGCTGACCAGCACAATAGCCATTATGTTGTAGCGGCTCTGCGCGAGCTACAGGAGCGCCGCAAGGCTGATAGTGCAGAACCTGTAAGCCAAACTTACAAGTTGCCAGTTAATACACCTTGCCAAGATGCGCCAGCCCATATCTGGCTGCAAACGGCTGGAGTATGGCCAGAAGATGGCGAGTTAAGCGAATTAACGTGGTGCAGCCACAATCAACACCATGATGACACGCTATATGTTCGAGCTGACCTTGTGAATGGCAACTATCCGGCAACTCCGGATGGTTGGATAAGCTGTAGTGAGCGAATGCCTGAAATGGGAGAGCGACAATGCTATGTGTTAGCAGCTGACTTTAAAAACAACTACCCACCAAACATCCCCAACACTCAGGTCGGCGTATATGGCGACTGGTTTAATGATGGCAAGCCCACTTGGGATGACGGTGATGGCGAAGACCTGTATCTCAAAGAGGTAACCCACTGGATGCAGCTACCAGAACCGCCGCAGGAGGTGAAATGATGAATTGGCCTGAAGCATTCACCGCAGTTGGAGTTGCAATAGCGGTGGCATTTATTCTGTATTCGCTTTTCCGCTGGGGATAAAGGAATGTTCGCTCTGATTCAACGTGGTCAGATATACACGGACAGAGCCGGATACCCTGTGGTGATTACTCGCAGTACTCAGCACTCAGTGTTCTTTCGACGCATGGACGGGCGCTCCGGACGGGTACGCATTGGTGAGTTCAACAACCTGTTCGAACATATTGACCAACAGGAGTACCGCAAAATTCTGGCGGGCACTGAGCAGGAAATGCGCCTGAAAAAATTACGCGCAATGCAACGGAGGTGATACATGCATACGGCTTTTGAGTTCTGGGTTCGCAAGACATTCGGCAATCGCTACGACCTGACCCGTGATGTCGACGGCTTCTACTGCCGTGAAGTTGCGAAACGAATGTTTGACGTGTGGTGCCACTGCCGTGGATGAAAGTTTTATGAGGTTGGCATGCAGACAATCATCTATCAGATAACCCCCAGCAAATGGTGTACGGAGAGAGTCCTTATTGCATCAACAGGGCTAAAGCCCGGCACCATCGAGCGGGCCAGAAGAAAGTCATGGATGCAGGGAAAAGAATACCGCCATTACGCTGTAGAAGGTGATCCTGGGCATTACAGTGAATGCCTGTACAACATCGAAGAAATTATGCGATGGATCGAAAACCAGAAACAACCAGGTGCCAAAAATGCAAGTTCCGGTTAACCTGTTAATGCTCCTGGACGTCTGGGAGGTTTAATGAGTAACGCATCATACCCGACAGGCGTTGAAAACCATGGAGGATCACTCCGTATATGGTTTCACTATAATGGCAAACGTGTCAGAGAAAACCTCGGTGTTCCTGACACAGACAAAAACCGGAAGATCGCTGGTGAACTTCGCACTTCCGTTTGTTTTGCAATCAGAATGGGGAGTTTCGACTACGCCGCGCAGTTCCCTAATTCCCCTAACCTGAAACACTTTGGTCTGGGAAAAAGAGAGATAACCGTTAAGGCACTTTCGGAAAAATGGTTGGACCTTAAGAAAATTGAGATTTGTGCGAATGCACTTAACCGTTACCAGTCAGTAATTAAAAACATGTTACCAATGTTAGGTGAAAAAAAACTGGTTTCATCCATAACAAAAGAGGATTTACTTTTCGTAAGGAGAGATTTGTTGACCGGTTACCAAAAGCTTTCTAATGGAAAGACTTCTTCCATAAAAGGGCGCTCAGTGGTCACGGTAAACTACTATATGACAACCATAGCTGGAATGTTTCAATTTGCAACAGATAATGGTTATACCTCAGGAAACCCATTTAACGGTCTGGCTCCCTTAAAAAAGTCCAAGGTAAAACCAGATCCTCTCACCCGTGACGAATTTATTCGTTTTATTGAGGCTTGCCGTCATCAACAAACAAAAAACCTGTGGATTCTCGCTGTATACACGGGTATTCGTCACGGGGAGTTGGTATCGCTGGCATGGGAAGATATAGACCTTAAAGCAAGGACTATAACCATCCGTAGAAATTATACAAAACTTGGCGAATTCACTCCACCAAAAACCGATGCAGGCACCGGAAGGACAATTCATCTGGTTCAACCAGCTATTGATGCTCTTAAAAGCCAGGCGGAAATGACCATGCTTGGAAAGCAACATTCTGTAGAGGTGAAGCAGAGGGAATATGGGAGAACTGCTGTGCATAAATGCACTTTTGTTTTTAGTCCTCAGGTAACAAAACAGCAGCAGTTGTCCGGACCTCACTACAAGGTTGACTCCATCAGGGAGTCATGGACAAGTATCTTAAAACGCGCAGGTCTGAGACACAGAAAATCGTACCAATCCAGGCATACTTATGCATGCTGGTCACTTGCCGCAGGAGCTAATCCTAGTTTTATCGCAAGCCAGATGGGCCACACAAACGCACAAATGGTATTCAATGTTTACGGAGCATGGATGAAAGACAACAATCACGAACAGATAGAACTCCTTAACAAAAGACTATCTGAAAGTGTCCCATGTATGCCCCATAAGAAAGCAGGGTAAAATAAAAACTTGCAAAATCAATTAGTTTACCCTTAATCCCTGTCACGTTACGCGCGTGGCAGAGGCGTTACGGG